GCCATGGAGTCAATCCGAATGACCTTTACGAGCTCAAATCTTGAGTTTTCGCCGACAACGACGAGGACGATCTCATGCCGCATTGATCGGTATGCTCAGCTACTTCACGACACCTACCTTTTTGTGACCCTTCCTGATATTTGGTCGCCCCTCACATATCTTGGATACAACATCCTTCCACCAGCTGGCTACGATCAGCGCTCCACTGCGCTTGGGTATGAGTTTAAGTGGATTGATAATATTGGATACAACTTGATTGATCATGTTGAAGTGACGGCGAACGGAGTGGTTCTTCAGAGGCTGACAGGCGAGTGGCTGAAGTTTTACTCCTATCTGACCCACGATCCGAACAAGCGCGCAATCGTAGACCAGATGGTTGGCAACATTCCCGAACTTAAGGATCCGGCAAATGCGTATGGTCGCCTTGGACAGTATCCCCATGCAGTCGCGTCTCTCAACCAGCCCGGTGGCATCCCGAATACGAAGGTTCCCGAGCCGACTATCCGGTCTCGTCAGCTGATCATTCCTCTTCATTTCTGGTTTGCAGAGAATCCTGGAATGGCGCTTCCCCTTGTGTCTATGCAGAACTCCGACGTATACATTAACGTTACGTTTCGTCCCCTGAACCAGCTCTATACAGTGATTGATGTGACTCCGGCAAGCGCTACCTATGGACAGCGTATCCGTTCTAACGATGGCATTGGTCGGTTCCTGTCCCCGCCTCTTGTAACAGGTTCGTTGAGCAATCCGGCACTTACGACGTTTTACCCCGATCCGTATTTGGAGGGCAATTTTATCTATCTGACCGAGATGGAGATGGCGCAGCTTGCGACTGCTGATCAGACGTTCCTGGTGAAGACAGTGAACTTTGTCAACAATCCCGGACAGTATGGTGGCAATTCGGATATTGAAATTCCCTTCTTCAATCTGGTCACTCGCATTGTGTGGTCTACGCAGCGGTCTGATAAGATTCTGATCAATGATTGGGATAATTACACAAATTGGGACAAACCCAATGTAGCTCCGTTCACATCGGCAGGTACAACCAACGACGCATTTTCGTCTATCACGAACTCAAGTGAGACGCAGACGTTCATGTACTCCAGTGGTCAGCAACAGATCACATCCGTGTATCCCCGTGATCCGATTGTGAGTGGTCAGCTTCTCTTGGATGGCAAGGAACGGTTTTCTGCAAAGCCCAATGGATACTTCTCACTTCTTCAGATGTACAAGCACACGACTGGAGATTCACCGGTGATACCTGGTGTGTACATGTACTCCTTTGCCCTGAACAACGATCTGTACCAACCCAGTGGAGCGATCAATGGAAGTATGTTTAATAAGGTCATCTTGCGCCTTGGACTCCAACAGCCCCTTCCTACTGCCCAGGGTGTTGCATCGCAGTCAACTGTCTGCGTCTTGAAGTCGACGGTATTCAGCCCCAACCCCGTGGTCGTTACTGCGGCTCAGCTTCTGCTGACGGATCCTAAGACAGGACTCCTCTTGTATCCCCCGGATAGCATCGTGTCTGTGGTTCGCAACACCAATGGAGACAGTGTTATCTTTGCCTACACCTACAATCTGGGCGTGTATGTGGAGTCAATCAACTTCCTCCGTATCGTAAGCGGTCTCGCGAATTTCGTATTCGCTAACTAATAATGAGCATCACAATTAAGAGTGCCACGTGGGGAGATGAAAAATCCACAACTGATATTACCAACTCAATGATTGAAAAGGCAAAGGGTGGCTACCTGGATATGGTTGCCGATAATAGCCTTGTCCCGGCAGTTGATCTGTTATCCGGTTCCAAGACCGTTGCGATTGATGAGTCTGAAAAGACACAGATTAACGAAAGCGCTGTGAAACTGTGTGGTGGAAATGCCCAGGACCAGAAGTGCATTGACTTCCAAAAGAACCAGCTTGAGTCCAGCACCCTGCAGAGGAAGGTTGCGGAATCTCAGTCCTCTGCGAATATTGTCACCGGACGCCGTTTGACGCTTACGGTAATTGATGCGTCGGGTGTGGAAAAGGTCATTGCGATTCCCGATGGTCAGAAGGTGAAGATGGGTGAGAAGCCTGCAGTCGCTCCCTTCAAAATGCCCGAGACCTTTTCGGGCGGAACATGGGAGATCTTGATGCAATTCAGCAAGATTGCAATTACAATCATAATGACCCTGCTTTGGGTGTTTAGTATTGTTGCGCCGTATCGGCTCTTCGTGTTGCAGAATAAGTTTATACTTGCATATGTCTTGACAGGTCTGGCGATTCTCATTCCGTACTCCGGATTGATCACAACCCCGATTGCACTTGCATATTTCAAGTATATGTCCATGAAGTCAGTAGCAAAAGTTGTTCCCGCTGTAGTATAATGTTCCATCTCCTATGGATTGTGGCGGGGATCATCGTGGGAATGTTAATTGCCTGCATCATTGTCCCACCCACGCGTAAACAGGTTGCTGTCCCATCTCCCTATGACAAGGACGTCTTTCATACCGACACGGGATGCGTTCGGACCCATGCAATTGAGGTCCCCTGTGGAGCCGAAGCAGACTCATTGAATCTACTCGCAAGTCTCAACAAGAAGTAATGCTCGACATCACAAAATCACTTGAACGTGCGGGTCCCTTTTTCTCTTTTATCATTGGGCTTGGGATCTCCGTGCTTTTGTTCCATCGTAACTATGCAACGTATCGTACACTTGGGGTGCCGTTGCAGGATGTGGAAGACAAGACGGTGAAGGTGGACGGCAAGTGCTACAAGTACCGCGTGGAAGATGCAACGTGTGAAATCCCGTCTTCATCATAAACAATGGACGATTCAACTTCCCTGGACGCCCTACTCCCTTCGCCCCAGCTCCCTCAGTCTATGCCTCCGATGCACGGCGTATCTGGCTCTGATCACATCCAGCGTACCCAGATGGCGCCGTCTTTCAAGCCGTCGCTTCCCATGATGCGACTGATGTGGGCTAATCTGACTCTGTATATTTCGTTCTTCCTGGCTACGGTGATCCTGTCGCTGTCGGCTCCTCGTGACCTGCTGCTCCGCTACATCCCGAATGCGTACACATCGGGTGGTGTTGTGTCATGGCAGGGTGCGGGTGTTCTTGGAGCAGCCGCAGTTGTGGTGTCCCATCTGCTGAATGTCTTTCTTCTGAGCTTCCTCGGCTAAAATGGATCTACAGTTAGCTTGTACCTGGTAAAGTAGACAAGATGCCACTCATCGGAACTAAGGACTGCAAGCACATCATGGGTTCTATCAATCGTGGAAATGAGTATCGGACGCTGTGCGCGGATCAGCTATTTGACGAGCTTTCTGACTACATTGAGACAGCAGGACCAGTGAAGACATTTGCTAAGGCCTTCTTCAATCGTAAGCCCCCTGTCATCCATATTCCGAATATCCCTCGGTATATCAGCACGAATGACGCCGATGTGGATGATGTTGATAAAGTTAAGCTCATGACCGAGTATGATATCATCCAGCGCCTTGAGACGCATATTGGTCATGTCAAGATCACGTGCGAGCACAGTGTGTATTCGCACATTAGCCTCAAAGTCTCCTTTGTGCCAAAGGTTAACAATCCCGAGGAGGAGCAATACGCAGATCTTCCGACTACGGATGAGACCGCCGAGGAGCGTAGCCTTCGCAAGGAGACTTCCTGGTAGAACTAATAATGTCAACACCCCATCACTGCAGCGCATGTAGCGCATATATTTATGATGTCCTGAATTGTGATATTTCAAGTCAGGACATTTATTATGGTTTTTACAATTTCAAGGCTGTGAAACAAATTCTTCCAGAACTTGTCAAGGAGTTCCAGAGAATTGCTTCGGATCATCATTACGACGTATTTGATACACCTGATCCCCGTCGGTCACTATATATTGTCACCCGGGTAACCGAGGAAGGTCTCGTGAAGAGAACGGGGATCACGTATCATGGAACGATTTCAAGAGGAAAGCCACATGCAATGGCATTCCATTGGGTCAACTATTATTTCAAGCGATTGGCTGGACTACAGCAACTCCATCGCGAACATTCCGGTGGGATTGCTGAAGCTCCAATGCCCAAACTTGATCTACAGACCCTGTTAAGATACCTTGATGCCGGACACATCTCTCCGGAGAAAATGGAAATGTATCTCAATGAGCATGATGTACAACATAGCTAATATGGATCCCTATACCGCAAATGCACTTCGCATCATGGCAAAGAGGATCGATGAGCTGGTGGAGCGCGTAGCCCGGCTGGAAAAGGAGATGGCTCGCAGGAAGTTCCTGGAGCTACCAAAGGACATGAGCCTTCAAGAGCAAGCTAAGGCCCTTGCGGAGCACAAGGATACACCGATGACGTATCAGGAGATGCGCGAACGTTTCGGTTAAAGACAAGTAGCTTAAA